CAGGTCCGCCAGGCTCATGGCCGCCAGAGAGCCCGATTGCAGCCAGGCGGCGCGGGCCGTATCGACGTAGGGGGCGAACAGCAAGGCGCCCGGCTTGATCGTGGAATTGTCGAAGCCCAGGAAGTAGATTTGCGCCAAGGCGTATTCATCGGACGCCGGGCCGAAAAAATTGCTTACCGCGTCAGCGCTTGCGAAAGAGCGCACGGCGCCGGTCGGCAAAAGCGTGTTTTTGGAGAGAATGACGCCATTCAGGGCCAGCGAACTACCGCCGGAACCGACGACGCCGGGATTGACTACAACAATGTCACTGGCCGGGATGGTCATTTGTTCACCTCATGAGAAAAGAAAATCCGCATGGTCACACGTCCGCCGGAATAACCAAATTCGGAATTAGAACGTCGGCAAAATCTTGCGGAACGGTCACGACTGGATTGTATTGCAAAGAGGCCGTCAACGTCCAACGGCCCTCCCATTGCTGCTCACCCGTAACCAAAGGCGATTGCATGCCGTCGGAACAGTAAAGCGGCTTTATGCCGGTAGGGAATTGACCCGCGGCATATTCGGTGCGAAAAACCCCCTTTACCGCTTTGCATTGGTCCCCGGCGGTCGGGCCGTAAAAATCGACCTGAATATCCACACGGGCGGGGCCTTTGATATCGGCAAGGTTTTGCGTGGAATCGTAGTCCACGACCGGGGTTTCCAAATCAACTTGGAGTAATTCCGTCAGCACCACACACGGGCCGGAAGGCATGGGCACGCGGTTAGCTTGCGCCCGGACAATTTCCGCACCCGCGCAAAACGGTTGCAGAAAGTCCGCCAGGGCGCCAATGACGTTGTCGACGGTGATGCTCACGCCGTACATTAGGCACCCCCTTGCAGCACAATGGCCGCCTTGGTCCAAGTGGGCCAGCTTTCAAGCACCTTGACGACAAGCCAGGTTTGCCCGTCCGCGGTTTCAACAAGGTCGCCCCCGGTGCCGTCCGGACGAATGACGCCAGCCAGCGCCCCGCGCAAATAAATTGCCCGGATGGTGCCTTGAACGTTGAGCCCGTCAAGCTGCTGCAGGTCTTTGCCGTCAAGCGCCTGTACCTGGCCGGGGCCTTCAACGGGCGTCGCGTAGCTTGGCACCTGCTTGCGGCCGGCGCCGATGGTGTAGCCCGTCGACCGTGATACACGTAACGGTTTGATTCGGGTTGACGGTGCTGCTCACACCATTGGCGAGGCCGCGCAAGTCCATGGCTTAACCTTTGGCCTTGCTGGTGGTCTTGGGGGCTTCCGCGGGGGCCAGGAAGGCGGCAACGTCAGCACCCAGGGCCGCAAGCTGGTCGCGGTCCATGGTGATGGTCGACGGCACTTGGCCGCCACGGGTGCGAACGGTCACGGTAATGCGCCCGTCGTCCTGTTCGCTGATATTGACGAAACCGGGCATGCGTGCGGTGGTTTCGGCGAGGCCGCGAAAGGCCATCATGCCTTAACCTCGTAAGAAACAGAATTGAGCATGTGCGACGTGTCAATCAGCGGTTTGCCGAAGCCCTTAGCCTCCACAGTGCTGGGGGCCAGTGCTGGGGCCTGCAAATCGTTGATGCTTTTTTGCAACGCCCCTTTTATATCTTCCCCCATCAGCGCCAGCACGCGGTCGCCGTCGTAATCGGTGGCCTTGGCAAGTTTCGCCATTTTGCCGGGCCATGTGGGGGACTCCGCGGCAATCATTTGCCGGAAGAATGGTCGGGGCGGCTGATTGTGCGAGGGCACCCCGTATTCATTCCAGAATGCCACGGCGGCCACGGGAGTACCTTCCGGATACGTTGCCCCCTCCATAAAGCCGACGGACACTTCCCCGCCGCCCATTCGCTTGGCGATATCTTCCAGGGCTTTCATTACCCCATCAGAGCCTTGGAGAGTGCGCCCGGCCATGGTCAATACCTCGTCGGCTGGGCGATGTACCGGAAGCCGCGCAAGTTGCTTGTCGCTTGCCAAAAAGCCGCGCCATACTGTGATTGCTGGAACCATGCGCCGGAGCCAGGGGTCGGCGGCACGCCCTCAAAGGCGGCCGATACGGAGCCCTCCGACGCTTGGGAAACACGGCCAACGGGCCGCGGCATGCCGTCAGCACTCAACAGGCCGCCGATATAGGCGACGTGGGCCGTCAGCATGTTAAGAAGAGTGGCCCGGCGGGTCAGGTTTTGAACCGGGCTATTGTCCGTATTGGACAAATAAAGGCCCGCTTCCATGAAGCAGGCCGTAAGCGTAGCGTCAGGAACCGCCGCGAATTCGGGGTAACGCGCCTTGAATGCGGTCGGGTCGAATACAACGGACGGCATTTCGCTTACTCCTTGTTGTCGGCAACCTTGACGCCCATAGCCTCTTGCGGCATAGGTTCAAAGCCGGTCTTTTCTTCCTTGAGTTCCTTGCTTTTGGCCTTGACCTCTTCGGTCGTGCAGGCCTCAAAGATGGCGCCGGACTTCACGGCCGGATGGTCCTTGTGGACGGTCTTCCAAGTTTCCCAAAACTCGCCGTCGACCGGGGTCGTGGCGCAATCGGCGCCAATGATGATTGCTTTGTTCAAGCCGGCAAGTTCCACTTTCTTGGACACGTCCAAGGGGTGGTCGAGAATGAGCCCGTGGGGCAGCTTGCAGCCGATAAGCACAGTTTTTGCGATAGCCATGTTTGTTACTCTCCTATTGCGTTTGGAAAATCCCGGGAGCCGAAGCCCCCGGGTCGCTGCTTAGATTGCCAGCATTTGGGCAATCAGGAACGGGCGGAAAATGACCGTGCCCCAGGTGCCTTGCGACTTCTTCTGCTTGAAACTGGAAGCGCCGACCACAATCGGATGCGCCCGCATTTTTTCGGTGAAGCCGCAAGACGCGGTGCGCTGGCCTTCCATGTCGTCCACGATCAGTTGGGCCAGTTCGCCCGACACGGTGGAGTATTCCGGCGCGGTCTTGATTGTCAGGTTGGGGAAATTCTTTTTCAGAATGTCCGCGACGTTGACGTTGAAGTCCGTCGTCTTGGTCAAATACACCTCAGAAATTGGCGAGATTGCCAAAGTCATTTTTGTATCGAGTTCGACCAGGCCGTTGGCTTGGGTTTGAAGCTGCTTGTAAAGCTTTTGCACGTCGGCGTTAATTTCTTGCGCCGTAGCGTTCGCCCAACTGGTGCCGCCAGCGATTTTGGTAATCGGACTTACAGCGGCGGACAGGCCGGGGTCGTTCAGCAAGCCATAGTTTTGCAGGCCCGAAACGCCGAAGAAGTACGTTTTGTTTTGGTACTTGTTCAGGGTCAGAGCCGACGCAATGTTCATGCGGTTGGCCCAATCAATACGGGCCAGGCCGGCGCGTTCCAGTTCGCGTTCACCCCATTGGGTCATGACTTGGTAATGGAACGACTGGCGTTGCGGGAAGTTGCTGTTCACCCCGGCGACGCCGCTTTCGCTGTAATCGCCATAAGCGGACGTAACGCCCGTGGATTCCACGACCGGGAACATGGCCGTTTCGGTGGTCCAATCGCCCTTTTTGACTTCGTCGCCCACGATTTCGGCCGCCTTCATGGGCGATACCAAAACCTCAATCAGCTTGGGGTCGACGTAGGTCGAAAGGAAGGCCGGAATACCGGCATTGGACACGGTGACAAGTGCCGGTTGCGCGTCGCACGCGAAGCCGTCTTGGGCGAAACGAAGGGCCGACGCGGCGCCGTCCGCTTGAAAATCAACGTTCGGCACACCCATGAAGTGGATGCCGGCACGGCCCATGAGAGCTTGGAGAATCGGATTCATGTTGTTGGCTCCTTACAGGGACATGACCGCGAGTTCACCAGTGCCAGCGGCACGGGAACAAGCAAAGTCGGTTTCGACGTAGCTGGTGGCAGTCGCGGCGCCGCTGGAAACGGTTTGCGAAACACTCAGCGTATAGGTGCCGGTGCCGCCGGCCGTGCCGGTCAGTTGGGCGGTGATATAAGCCGGGGTGCCGGTGGCTTGCGTGACTAGATCACCAACGCTCAGGGAACCGGAGCCCACGGCGGAAACCGTAAGGGTAGTGCCCGATTGTGCGGCGGTGATCGTGGCGGAAGCCGGAGCCGCGGCGGCGTTCGCAAAACGCGACGAACCGTCTTGGAACTTGGCGTAAGCCTTTTGCCCCTTGGATGCGGCGGCGACATTCGCCAAGGCATAGTAATCGCCGGTACGCATGAGGGTAACGGGGAAGCCGACCGGAATCAGGTTGCCGCTTTCGGCCAAGTAGGTCGAAATAAGCGCCTGTTGTTCGCGGTGGATAAAGCCGTCGGGCTTGCCGGTGCCGGTATTCAGCACGGTAACGCCGTCCGATTGAATCCAGGCGAAGCGGCCAACGGTGACGCCAGCGGCGCCAGCAACAAAGCCGCCTTCCGGGGACACGGTAGCCGCACGGGGGTTAGCCGAAGCGAAGTCGCCAGCACAGGCGGGGGCCTGTTGGGCGTTGACTTGAGTTTGAAAGCCCATGGTATGTACCTCCTATTAGGCGTTACGGAAACGTGCGGCGCCCGGGAATTTCGCGGCCAGGCCGGCGGAATCTTGGGCAACATGCACGGGAGCCGTGGACGCCTTGTTGGCGGCGGCAACCTTGAACAGTGCGCGAAGGGCCGGGGCGCCTTCCACACCAGCGCGGTCGACCTTCATGTGGTCGAGGGCGAAGCCGTAGACGTCGGCGGCCGAATCCATGCCCATGACGTCGCCAACAATCGGGCGCACGTCGCGGCGGGCTTCGTCGGCTTCGCGGAGTTCCTTACGCAAACCGTCCATGGCGGCGGCGACTTCTTCCTTCTTCATGCCGGGTTCGGCTTCATCGGCGGCCGGGGTAGCCAGAAGACCGCAAGCGGCTTCCATGGTGGCGTCGTCAACCTTGCCGGCCAGGAGGGCGCGAAGCTTGTCGGCGGGCGATTCGTCCGCGGCGGCGGCCGGGGTTTCGACCGGCTTCGGGTCTTGTTCGACGTCAAGAATGGCGTCGAGAACCGCGTCGAGTTTGTTGGAGTCCAGGGAGGCGTCGAGGGCCAGCAATTTGGCCTTAACGTCTTCGGGCTTGAAAGTCTTGCGGTTGGCATTGCCTACCAGCGCCGGCAAGGCGGAATCCGCCGCAAGCACAGGAGAGGCCGCGCACAATGCCGCAAAGAGGGCTTTGCCCAGCTTGCTCATTTTCAT